TATGATGCATAGAGTTACACCTGTTACTAGGGGGGTTAGAAAATCTTTCGTAATATGGTTAGGAGGAAGTCATTATAAATAATATGATTGACAATTTAGCGAAATTGGTTATAAACAATGGAGGTATTATCACCCCATTATTAATACCTTCTGAACTAACAGATGGTACAGGTTTATGTAATGTTTCTATTTTTATAGATGACAATGGAGATATTCTAGCTAATATTAGGCATGTACATTATAGTTTATATCATTCTGAATTTGATCAAAAATTTTATTGTAAATGGGGGTGTTTATCTTATTTAAATCCTGAAGATGATATTTCATTAAAAACAGGTAATTACTTATGTAAACTTGATCCTGATACTTTAGAAGTACTTTCCCCACAAAAAATAGATACAAAAAAATATGATATTCCTCCTGTTTGGGAATTTCATGGTTTAGAAGATGCTCGTATTTTTAGATGGGATAATAAATTTTATACTTGCGGTGTAAGAAGAGATGTAAAGGAAAACGGAGAAGGAAGAATGGAACTCTGTGAAATAGAATGGAATGACAATTTTTGTTTCGAAAAAACTAGAGATAGAATTAAACCTCCTGAGAATACTTATCTTGAAAAAAATTGGATGCCTATTTTAGATATGCCTTACCACTTTATTAGATGGGCAAATCCTATAGAAATAGTAAAAGTTAATCTTGAAGATAAATCAACCGAAACTGTAACTAAAGGAACTTTAAACATGGTTTCTAGTGAAGTTGCTATTAAAAAAGATGACAAAATAGATTTACCTTTAGGGTTAAGAGGAAGTTCTCCTGTAATTCCTTTTGGTGATTATAGAATTTGTATTACACATGAATGTAAATTCTTCCATCATCATGGATTTAAAAAAGATGCTCAATATTATCATAGATTTATTATTTGGGATAAAGATTGGAATTTAATTCATTTATCAAAACCTTTTAAATTTATGGCCGCCCAAATTGAATTTGCTTGTGGGTTAGCTATTAAAGATGATAATTTTATTATAACTTATGGTTACCAAGATAATGCAGCTTATGCTTTAAAAATGCCTATTAGTTTATTAGACCAATTAGAATGGGAAGGAGACAGCCCTATAAAACCAGAAAAAGTAACTTGGCATGAACCCCTAATTTATAAAAAACAAGATTATAGTAAATATAAATTCCCTTTTCCTGGATTAGAAAATATAGAACAAAATTATTCACAATGCTATCAGGATTTATTTGTATTATCTTGCCTTAATGGTAAGAAAGATGGAACTTATTTAGAAATAGGTGCAGGAAGACCATTCTATGGTAACAATACAGCATTATTATCCCAATTAGGATGGAAAGGAATTTCAATAGATTTTGATCCAAATTTAATAACTGCTTGGAAGTTTGAACGTCCAAAAGATAAATGCTTATTATTAGATGCTACTCAAATTGACTATATTAATCTATGCCAAAAAAATGGTTTATCTCGTTATATAGATTATTTACAATTAGATATTGACCCTGCTTTTAATACATTTAAAACATTAGAAAAAATACCGTTTGATACATTAGATTTTGGTGTAATTACTTATGAACACGATTACTATACAGATAATAATGAAGAATGGAGAGGTAAATCTAGGGCATTACTTTTAAGTAAGGGGTATATAATGATGGCGTCAAATATTTCTCCTGATAGAAATAGTCCTTATGAAGATTGGTGGATAAATAAAAAGTACATTAAAGATTATAATAAAAATATTATAGCAAATTTAGACCAAAAAGTTTTATATGCTAAAGATTATATGTTAAATGGATAAATTACAAACATACTTACATGATTATATAAATAATCCTTTGGATCCTTACATTAACGCTAAGTTAGGAGAGGAATATGAAAAAAGAGGACATGGAGCAGCTGCATTATCTTACTTTTTAAGAACTGCAGAAATGCTTCATGAAACTGATCCTGAAATGGCCTATTGTTGTGTATTAAAAACCTGGAAGCAATTACATAAACAAAAAAGAAGACCAATGTGGGAAAGAGACCAATTAGCTACTGCTATTGCTTATCTCCCTACTAGACCAGAAGCTTATTATTTTTTAAGTATAGATCATAGTAAAAAACAAGAATGGAAACCTGCTTATATGTATGCTTGTTTAGGTTTACAACATATTAATCAAACTCCTTTACCATATGATATAGGATATCCTGGTGATTTTATGTTAACTTTTCAAAAAGCTTTTACAAGTTGGTATATAGGACAAAGAAAAGAATCAGAAGAATTATGGTTTAAACTAAGCAAAATGCCTAATATACCTGATGAATACATGAACATAATTCAACATAATGTTACATCTTTTGGTACAACTTCCAAAGATATTGAAGGAATAGAGTTTAGTATTCATTCTAATAATAATGTGTCTTCACAAAAATATTACATTTAAATTAAGTATTATATGTATAGCCACGTTACATTAAACTTTGTTTAATTAAACTTAATTATATGAGTTGGACCTATAAAACACACAAAATAGGAGACATTACTCAATTTCCAGAAAATACATTTGGTTTTGTTTATATAGTTACCCATAAACCTTCAGGGAAGTCTTATATTGGGAAAAAGGTATTATTCCATAATAAAAAACAAAAGATTGGAAAACGAGAATTAGAAAAACTACAAGGTGTAGTTGGTCGCCGCCCTGCCTATAGATTGGTAATTAAAGAATCTGATTGGATTAATTATTATGGTTCCCAAAAGGACATAAAACAATTATTACTTGAAGGGAAAAAAGATGAATTTGAGCGCACTATTCTAAGATTATGTCCTAATAAAAAATCATTAACTTATTTTGAAGTAAAATACCAAATGCTTTATCAAGTACTAGAAAAACCAGATGAATTCTTTAATGATAATATTTTAGGTAAATTTTATACTAAAGATTTAACAGATATTGAATTTGAAGATCTCGTGCCTGAATCAAAGTAATTTTATATATTATACTACGTTATGTCTAAAAAGGTCTCAATTATAGGAAAAGGTACTGCTGGTTGTATAACTGCTTTAAATTTTCATAACTTAGGATATGATATTGATTGGTATTATGATTCCTCAATCCCTCCCTTATCTGTAGGTGAAGGAACAGATTTAGTCCTTCCTAGATTTTTATCCGAAAAACTAAATTTGAATTATGATGATCTTTCTATGTTTGATGCTCATTATAAACAAGGAATTGAAAAATTAAATTGGGGTAAAAATAATTTTACACATTGGTTTGGGTTAGGACAAATGGCTCTTCATCTTAATGCTAACAAACTCCAAAATTATATAACAGCTTATTTAAAAAATAAGGTTAATATTATAGAAAAAAGAGTAAAACATGAAGAGTTAAACAGTTATATTATAGATTGTACAGGTAAAATGAATCAAGATGATTATGTTGAAACCCCTATACCTGTAAATAGTGTTTATTTATCAAACTGTTCTTGGGATAAACCTAGATTTAATAAAACTTTATGTGTTGCAAAAACTCATGGATGGATATTTTTAATCCCTTTACAAAATAGATGTTCAGTAGGTTATTTATATAACAAAGAATGTTCTAGTTTTTCTGAAATTCGAACTGAAACAGAAGAGATTTTAAAAGAATATAATTTAGTAAGAGATATTGAGAATCATTTAAATTTTGAAAATTATTATAGAAAAATTAATTTTACTGAAAATGTATCTTATAATGGGAATTCATCATTCTTTTTAGAACCTTTAGAAGCTACTTCTTTAAATACTACAGTTAGAGTTGCAGGCCAAATATATAATATATTAGAGGGAGGAGATATAGAGTTACAAAATAACCAGTACAAAAATTTTATAGATGAAACTATTGATATTATAATGCTCCATTATTTAAATAGACCTAAATTTGTCCCAAACGAAAATGACTTTTGGAGTATGGCAAATGAAAAAGCAAATGAGTGGTTTTCTATGAGATATAAAACATATCCTAAAATTAATTTGATTACTGAAGAAGGTTCATTTAATTACTCAACATGGTATGATGGAAGTTTTAAACAAAATTTAACAGGCTTAGATTTATATTCAAGACTAAACCAATTTAAAAATGGTTAATCAGTTATTAGTTACATTAGTTAATTATGTGTTAGGTAGTGGTAA